ATGAAGAAAACAGGATATGTTAAAGGTTTTCCTGACATCTTTATCTACAACGCTAAGGGCCCATTCTTTGGATTAGCTATAGAGATGAAAACAGCTAAGGGTGTTATGAGTCAAAGCCAAAAGGATTGGCAGTATAAGCTTATTATGAACAACTATTATGCATGTACTTGCAAGAGCTTCGATGAAGCTAAAAAAGTTATAGATGACTACATGGCGCTCTGAAATAAATAAGTGCTATCCCGAATGGCGCAGAGTAGCAGCAACTGTTACGCGCTTAGACTTAGCCGATGAGCTACTGCACGACACGCTGCTTAAGATTTTAGAGAGCGACAAAGATAAGCTGCAAGATATTCATAACCGAGGCAAGCTCAATAATTACGTTAGCAATAGCATAAGACTTGCTGCACGCTGTAGTAACAGTTCATTCAATTACTCTTTGAGAAGATTCGAAAAGATACGTAATGATCTGAAAGATGATATCATTGATGATGTGAATAAGAGTGTAGGAATGCGTTTAGAGAATGAGCAGTTAGATATCTTCATCAGCAGACTACCATACTTTGAGCGTGAGCTATTCTTTCTTTACGCATTGGATGACTTCAGCTATCAGGCATTAGCAGATGAGACTGGAATACCTTTGAACTATCTTTACCGGACAATTAAGAAAGCTAAATTAACACTTAGAAATTCATTACAGATATGATGATTAACACAACCGACTTCGAAGCTCGCGTTAAAGTCTGCAAAGATTGCCCTGTGTACAATAAGACATTCGGTACATGTGGGCCTCCTGTTAACGCGATTAACCCATTTAAACGGCCTCATCAAATTGGTGAGATAATCTTTAAGCCTTGTGGCTGTCCGGTAGATCACTTAGCATCTTATGCAGCCACTGATTGCCCAGCTAAACTATGGCCCATCTTGGAGGAGAAGGATTGGAAGATGCCAACGCTTGAGCATATCAGAGAGATTAGAAAGCGTGGCAGATTAGCACCTGGGGAGATGGCTAAGCTATTTAAACTTAGAAGAGAATATCTTGGCATCAGAGACGGTAAGAGCTTTACATCTTGCACTCCCTGCATGAATGAGCTGCTAAACAAATTAGAGAAGCAGTTAGAATCTGATATGGCTAAAGTAGAACAAGCTGAAGCGCTGATTGAATTAACACAGGTGGAACTTACTCCCGAACCAACAACAGAGGTAACTAATACACCACAAAAAAAACGAAGAGCTAAAAGAAAAAAACTATGACACTATTTATTATTTACTTAGTAGGCTTCCTACTTCATTTCACAATCCTATCTCTGAACGTTTACAGACATCAGAGACACTTATCTAATTATCATTGGTATGCTTATGTGGGCATTGCTTTTACAGGCCTTGTATGGCTGCCTTTTTGGATATATATCACAGTGCTACGTTTTAAACAACCAAGATAGTTTTCCACAATTATAGTATTTTAATAAATCTATTTTACATTTGTGCTATGTGTGAAATTACTGTAAGATTAGATTTTAGGTTTTAAGGGTTATACGCCTCCTTTGCGTCTCACACATGCGCATTGGGGGCTATATTTTTTATGTGCGGAATCGATTAACGGCAGCGTAAAGAATGAAACGAGCTACTGCGGGATAGTAACACAGCTCAGAGGTATGGCGAAGGTATAAGCCTCAGGTTACTTAGGGTAGGCAATTACTCTAAAAGATAGATACCAGGTTAGTGCACATTGCTGATGACACTAATTCATAATGGCGAAGAACTCAAGCGACAAGCAGAGAGACAGTCATTTAGATGAGAGCCCAACAGAAAGAGAAATCTTTTTGCTTGGATACTTCTATCTCTCATTTAGCTCAGAATCTAAGCTCTAAGCATAGAGTTAATAGCTAATAGCTTAAGCAAATTAGCAAAAGCTTATAGTTAATTACACTAATAGTTATAACTAATAAAGATTAATTAAAAATGAGTGACAACAGCTATAACTTTTTAAAGGCACAAGTGAAAATGTTTAATCCTAACTGGAGTGAAGAGCAGGTAGATAAAGAATGTGAGCGCATCTTAAATGCAGGTGAAGGTGGAGAGGATGAGGCTTGCCTTTATTGCGGATCGTAATCCAAAATTATTATAGTTTTTTTCGATTGTAATCTAAAAATATCATGTATAAACAAATGGCTATTGATTACTACGCTAATCACAAAGACTTTAAGAAAGCACTTGCTGCCGGTATAGCAATGGATAATGCTTTAGCTAAAGACTATACACCAGGTGGCAGCACTAACACTCATTTTATGATGAACAACTTCTTGAAGTATTTTAGTTACGAAAGACTACCAATATGATATTAATACCAGCACAACTCGAAAGCGTAGGCACAAGAAAAGATAAGACTCTTAAGCTTACCTTTGGCACTAACGAGCTCACTCCGGCACAAGCAGCTGAGCTATTTGGTACAGCTAATCAGTTCGGTTACTTAGCATTCAAAGATGAGAGCTTTAGACGTGAGGAGTTAGATGCTGTAGAATCACTTAAATCAGAGTTAGAAGATACGCTTAAGAAACCATCACAACGCTTACGCGGTATAATGTTTAGAGTTTATGAAGCTGATAACGAAGGTTTTACTACATTTGCTAAATACTATGATAGTAAGATGGAGCAGTTAATAACACATTTTAAGAATAAGTTAGCATGAGTGCCAAAGTCGGAAGTAAAACAGAGCCAAACTCGGAAGGACAAACTCCACAAAAACTGACGTTGAAAAAAGATGCAATGTTACAGGCCTTAACTACCAGCTTAGGCAACGTAACAGAAGCAGCTGCTGCTGTAGGTATGAGCAGAGAAACGCATTACGATTGGTTAAAGAATGATCCTGAGTATTCAGCCGCTGTAGCATCACTTAAGAATGTAGCTTTAGACTTCGCAGAATCTCAACTCAAGAAGCTGATGGAAGGAGCAGAGCGCCAAGCCTTAACTCATGATGGAGAGGTAGTAACTATTAAGGATGCACCTAACACAAGCGCTGTGATATTCTACCTTAAGACTCAGGGTAAGCAGAGAGGGTACATAGAGCGCCAAGAGCTGAGCACTGAGATAAAGAGCATTAACATAACTATAGACGGTACAAATATTTAAGCATGAGCGAGAAGATAATAAGCACTAAGTATTCAGATCAAACGCTCGGAACTTATGTAGATTTCATGGCTGCAGGTGAAGATACTGTTAGTCAGATTCAAGCCATCACAGGGCTGAAGAGAGATGATATCAGGAAGATTGATGTCACACAAATTGAAAAAATTGTGACAGCTTATGCTAATGGTTTAAAGAACGATGAGAAGGTATTTAAGCAATTCATAGAGATAGACGGTATTAAGTTTGGCTTTCATCCTAATCTTAAGAGCATGACCTTTGGCGAATGGTTAGATTTGTCTGAATTAAGTAAGAACTTCCCACATCAGCTACCTGAGCTTATGTGCATTCTTTACCGTCCTGTTACAGCTGAGATTAATATGCAGTACAAGATAGAGGAGTATGATAGTGATGTGCATCTTAAGTATGCGCCTCAGATGCGTAAGCTAAACTTAGCCAATGTGAATGCTGCGCTGCTTTTTTTTTCGACACTCAAAAACGATTTAGTGAACAATACACCAGAATATTTAGAAGCGGAGCTGGAGAGGCTGAAGAGGGAGATCAGTCAGTTAGCCGAAGAGGTGAAACATTAGCAAGCGTTTATCAATGGTGGCATGTTATCGAAGAGATGGCAGAGAGGGATGTAACTAAGTTTGATGCCATTACTAAAACAAGAGCTTCAACAATCTTCACCCATCTAACCTATGCGATGGACTACGCTAACAGCATGCAACAAAAGCTAACTTAATTTCCACTATAAGATATGAGCACAATTAACTACACATACAACGTAATAGTAGATAGGTTTAGACAGTTCGCAGCAGGGCATTTCCAACTGAGAAGGTTTACGCATGGTGAGATTAGCCAAGCCGATTTAGAGAAAGAGGCAGAGTGGCCATGGCTGCACGTTAAGCCTCGCGCTATTAACTACTCACCAGGTACACGTTCATTTCAATTCGAGATATTCATTAGTGACCTTCCAAGAGATAAAGAAGATAAGACAGGCTACCAAGCAGAATCAATTACTGACTGCTCATTAATCTTCCAAGATTTAATTAACGAGATTTACTTGGGCAATATGTTTGGCGATCAGGTGGTACTATCTCGCCCGGTAAACTCTGAGCCATTCGTTGAGCAATACACTCACACATTAACCGGTGTGACAGGTACTATTGAGCTGCAATTAGATTACGATTGGAGCGCATGCTCTATTCCTGCAAGCTGGAACTATAACACTCCAACTGATTCAGGTAGTGATGGATGGGGAGCACTTCAGTTCATTGAGAGCTTAGATCAGAATGGGGTATTTGTTAGCTTAGATGGAGACGTAGAAGCACCGGGTAACTCTTATTACTATGGTACTAATAGCAGTGGAGTAAAAGGATGGTATCAGCTCATTGACCAAGTGGGTATAACCTGCGAAGACTTACCTGAATGCGCTACCATCATCAGCATCGTTGACGATATCGCAGCGCTTCAGACTGATGTGACAGCACTACAGACTGACGTTACTGATTTAGAGACTAACAAAGTACCATACACAGGCGCAACAGGCAATGTTAATTTAGGCGAGTTCGAATTAAAGGCAGGGCAATTGTCTTTAGATACATCTCCAACAGGAACGGCAGCGGTTGGAACAACGCGTTGGAACGATACAATAGGTAGTTCAGAGACAACTTTAAAAGGGGGTTCTGTTATCTTAAAGAATGGGGTTGACCTTGTTGCTCGCGTAGTGAACAAAGTAACACCAAACACAACGCTTACGAAGGCTGCTTATCAAGCGGTAAGAATCAGCGGAGCGCAAGGTCAGCGTTTAGCGGTAGCGTTAGCACAAGCCAACAACGATACGAATAGCGCAGATACAATAGGTGTAGTTACTGAGACGATAGCAACGAATCAAGAAGGCTTCATAATGACTGTTGGAAATCTTGAGGAGATTAACACAACAGGAAGTCTGCAAGGTGAAACGTGGGCAGATGGAGATGTGCTTTACTTGTCACCAACAACGGCAGGAGCAATTACGAACGTCAAGCCAACAGGCGCAACAGGACACATTGTTGTTATAGGTTACGTAGAATACGCTCACGCTATTCACGGAAAGATTTACGTCAAGGTAATGAATGGTTGGGAGTTAGACGAATTGCACAACGTGTATATTGACACTCCTATCAACAACAATGTCTTGACATACGAAAGTTCAACAAGCCTTTGGAAAAACAAGACGGTTGCAACGGCTTTAGGTTACACACCAGTACCCGAAACGCGAACGCTCACAATCAACGGAACAACGCAAGACTTATCAGCGAATAGAACATTCACTATCGCGACAGGCTTAACGGTAGGCACTACACCAATAACAAGCGGAACGGTAGGCAGAGTGTTGTTCGAAGGGACAGGAAATGTATTGCAGGAAAGTGCTAACTTGTTTTGGGACAATACGAATAGTAGGTTGGGTATTGGTACGGCTTCGCCTGCTTATGCTTTAGATGTTGCAACAGATATTCGATCATTAAGATTATACACCAATATAATTAGAGATAGTAACAATAATGCTTATGTAAACAATACAGTTACTAATGCAGCTACAACAGATATTTCTATTGGAAACGCAACGGCAGCAAGTATTACTTTAACTTCAAAGGCGGCAGGTAAATTTGTTTTTACAACAGGCAACGTCTTAATAGGCACAACAACAGACGCTGGCTTCAAGTTAGATGTGAATGGAACGGCGAGGTTAAATGGCTTAACTGCAATTAACGGAGCAGGAGTAGCAAATACTGCTTTGGCTGTTTACGGAAACGGAAACGGGGGTGGTAACTACTTATTCAGAATGTACGATGCAAGTGCTGTCGAAAGATTCTTTTTGACGGCAAGCGGTAACTTTAGAATGTCAAGTGCTACCGATACAGGAACAAGCGGAGATGATGAAAAATTCAGACTTGCCTTAGCTTTTGCACCAACAAGCGGAACAAGAGCGCATGTTGGTTTATACGTCACTCAAACAATAAACCAAACAGGCGGTGCAAACGGAATTACACGAGGACTTTACATCAATCCAACGCTAACAGCTGCAGCAGATTTTAGAGCGATTGAAACAACTGCGGGTAACGTACTCTTCGGAGCATCGGGAACAGGGTTTTATTGGGACAATACTAATAGTAGGTTGGGTATTGGAACGGCTGCTCCTTCACGCTCTTTAGATATTCGCGGAACAGCAAGAATTGAAAACGGTGGTAGTTCTGAATTTGATATCATTGGACAAACAAACAATTTTAGAATTGGTGTTAGTAGTTCACAAGCATTGTTTGGAACGCTGAATGCTTTTGCTTTAGCATTCTTTACCAACGCTTCAGAGAGAGCAAGAATATTTGCAACAACAGGAAACTTCGCCATCGGCACAACAACAGACGCAGGGTTTAAGCTCGATGTGAATGGAACGGCGAGGGTTAAGGGAGTAGGAACAACAACAGGAGTAACTTTGCGGGTTGAGAATAGTGCAGGAACTGACATGCTTAGAGTTTTTGACAATGGTCAAATTTACATGCCGCAATCGGGCGGAGGTAGTTTATTCTTAGATAGAATTACAGCTTATAGTTCAACTTCAATAAGTATAGTTCGTTTTTTTGTTGGCTCTGGTTCAATTAGTGCATCTGCAGACATTCAAATAAATAGCACTACGCGAGGCTTCTTACCTCCTCGCATGACCACAACGCAAAAGAACGCTATTGCTTCACCTGCGGAAGGGTTGGTTGTTTACGATACTACTTTGGGTAAACTTTGCGTTCGTGGTGCTTCAGCGTGGGAAACAATTACATCAGCATAATAACAAACAATATAAAACAATGGCTAAAATTCAACCAATCACTTTCCCTCTAAACGCAGGGACAGCAACAGAGATGAGCGTACTCATTCTCAACTTTGAAACAAGTGCGACAACTTGCACTACTTACTACGAGTTAAAATCTGAAGCTACTGAAGAAGTGCCTTCGAAGGTTTTATCAAATGGAAACTACACGCTAACCGAGCAAGAGTTCGCAGCGTGGGGTGAAGATAATTCGTGGGTAGAGCAATGTGTTGCTGATGCAATAGGTGTTACAATTTTATCTTTCTAACTATGAACTTAACAGAGGAACATTTGAAGCAACTTGACGCTTTCATTCAAGAGATGCCTGTCAAATTTGGCTTGCCACTAATCCAATTCTTCAACAAGATAAAAGACGAAGCTGATAAAGAATGAGCATACTTGCTGAGCTATTTGAGCAGGGCGCACTATACGATGTGCTTTTAGATTTCGGTGAGACCGTTACTGATCGTGCACGCTCTAACATTCGCATTCAGCAAACGAGGTATGGCAAGAAGCGCAGAGCTAACACTACAGGCACGCTCGCAGCTTCGCTCTACTATGACTTAGATGTTACAGGCAGCACTCCATCTATTGCATTCAACTCATCAGCAGATTACGCTAAGTGGGTAGAATATGGTAGACAAGGTAAAGAGAGTAACTACCCAGGTATAGATAAGCGCTTTGCAGCAGGAGCAGCTAAGCCTCCTGTACCTGATATCCTTAATTGGATGAATCTCAAGAAGATTAAGCTACGTGCTATGGGTGACACAGGCAAGATGACTAAGTTCGCTAAATCAGCAGTTAACAAAGATGAGAAGCAGCGCTTAGCTGTAGCAAGTGCTATGGCTAAGAGTATTGAAAAGAAAGGTATAGCACCATTGTATTATTGGAGAGATGCATATCTTGAGACCTTACCCGAATACGGCCCACAGCTCAACGCTGCAATGGGTGAGGCTGTGAACATTTATATCTTAAATCAAACGAGAAAATTAACTAATATTAAACCTGTCTAATGGCAATTACAATACATCAGCAGCCCTATCAATATACAGCCTTAAAGCAGAAGCTTATGGTAGTGGCTACGTCAACTAACATAGGGCAGCCTGGCTTTCGCTACGTGGTAGAGGTAAGCGTGAACGGAGGCGCAGTAAATACTTTTTACGTGCAGCCTAATTTGAGCGGAGCATTAGTGTTTGACCTTTACCCTGTAGTCTATTCAAAGATGGATTTAGGAGTAAATACTTCAGATGCAGCTTATAGCTTATTCGGTAGCTACACAGTGCAAGATGACACTACAGCACGTAACATAATGACTGTAGATACAAACATCTATGAAGGTTATGAGGTATTAGGCTTATTCGAAGTGCAGGCTACAGCTTACCCATTAGATGGCAGCTCGCTGATTAACGCAGCGTTTCAGATTAGTAATGGCTTTAATCCTGATCCATCTGATTACTTCGCATTAGACTCAGCAACGAGCTACATCATGAGTGATTTAGTACGTAGCACTTATGCAATGGATGACATGCTGAGCAAGTATTCTTTAGGCGCTAACACGATAGGCATAACAGCTTTTGCTGATGATTACGGAGTGCTAACTATTCCTGCTGATAACGGAACAACCTTAACAGGCAATGATATCTTCGACGTTCAGATAGTTCAGTTTAACGCAGCAGGCTCACCGGTGCAAACTGATGTGATAGCTTGCACGATTGGAGCAGGAAAGATTAACCACATCCCACTACTACCTGCTAACATTGCTGAGATGTTT